CTAAAGATCTAGCAGATACTGAGGCTAACAAATTAGCAAAACTTCTAGAGGGTGTAGAGTTCGATAATGCAGATTTCTATAAAGAAAAAGTATCTGTTATTAAAGAAAATTATTTCCCACGCGGCGCTATTGTAACAAAAGAAACAGCAAAGCAAGCGCTTATAGAAGAAATCGCACCAACTGAAGTCTATTCAGGCAATGATGTTGTTTCGACTTATGCACAAGCCTTATCAAGAACAATCAAAAGATCATAACTTATAAATAACTATAAGTTCAAACAGTTACCAACAAGGAGACATTAAATGTTTTTATCAGAGAATATTCAACAAAAGTGGTCAGCAATTCTGGATCATCCGGACCTGCCACAAATTAAAGACAACTACAAGCGTCAAGTTACAGCTGTATTGTTAGAGAACCAAGAAAAATCTTTACGCGAAGAGCGTCAAGCATTGTTCGAGACTCCAGCAAACAACATTAGCGCAACAGCAGGTATCGACAAATATGACCCAATCTTAATCGGTTTGGTTCGTCGTGCTATGCCTAACCTAATGGCTTATGACATTTGCGGTGTTCAACCAATGACTGGCCCAACAGGCTTGATCTTCGCAATGAGATCAATCTACAAAACAGAACGTAATGATACTACTAACAGAGTTGAGGCATTGTTCAACGAAGCCAATACATCATTCTCTGGTTCTATTCCAGGTACAGGTTCATTACCAGCTCATTCTGGTTCTAACCCAGTATTTGGCACATACACTACAGGCAATGCCGTTTCTACAGCATCTATGGAAGCTGCAAGTCAATTTAATGAGATGTCATTCTCAATTGACAAGACAACAGTTACTGCTAAGTCACGTGCGTTGAAGGCAGAGTACACTGTTGAATTAGCACAAGACTTAAAAGCAATTCACGGGCTTGACGCAGAAGCAGAATTGTCAAACATCTTGTCACAAGAATTTATGTTTGAAATTAATCGCGAAGTTGTTCGTACAATTTATGGCGTTGCTAAAACAGGTTCACCTGCAACAGCAACAGCAGGAACATTTGACTTAGACATTGACTCTAATGGACGTTGGTCTGTTGAACGTTTCAAAGGTCTATTGTTTAACATTGAACGTGATGCCAACCACATTGCACAAGATACTCGTAGAGGAAAAGGTAACTTCATCGTTTGTTCCGCAGACGTTGCAAGTGCATTAGCTATGTCTGGTGTTCTAGACTATACTCCGGCTCTATCGACAAACTTAAATGTTGACGATACAGGCAACACATTCGCAGGTGTATTGAACGGGCGTTATCGTGTTTACATTGATCCTTATTCTGCAAACCTTGGAGCGTCTAATCAGTTCTATATGGTTGGTTATAAGGGTACTAGCCCATATGACGCAGGTATGTTCTATTGCCCATATGTGCCTCTACAGATGGTTCGTGCTATCGATCCTAACAGCTTCCAACCAAAGATTGGCTTTAAGACACGTTATGGTTTGATTGCTAACCCATATGTTACATCTAGCGATTCTTTATCAGACGCAGATGCAGACAGATTTACTGCTGGTCGCAACCAATATTATCGCAAGACTAAGGTTGTAAACTTAATGTAATTAAGTAGCCGGCGTAGATCGGAATTTAAGGGGGAAGCAATTCCCCCTTTTTCTGCCTTTGCACAGGCTATAAATATATTAGATAACAAGGAAGCTTATGTATACAGCAAACATCAACAATCTACAAAGTAATTTTTATAACTCATTACCAAAAACTTATGATTATTTAAGACCAAATGCGTTTAGATTTGGTGTCAAAGATATACCTAATGTTTCCTTTACTTGTCAATCCGCAAATATTCCAGATATACAACTAGGATATGCGGTTCAACCTACCCCGTTTGTTGATATTCCTACTATCGGTGATAAGATTAATTTTGGTGAGCTTGCAATTAGATTTTTGATTTCGGAAGATATGTCAAATTATCTTGAATTATATAGATGGATAGTGGCTATAGGTTTCCCCAAAGACTATAACCAGTTCTCAACCTTTGTAAAAGATAGGCCAAGTAGATTTCCGTTTGTAACAAATACAAATGGTACCTCAGATATTTTGGCATACTCGGATGCAACTTTAACGATTTTAGACTCGACAAACACAGCAAAAGTAAATATAATATTTAAAAACCTGTTCCCTACATCGTTGTCCGCTTTGGACTTTGATATAGCATCAGGAAGTGTAGAATATTTTACAGCGATAGCATCGTTCAAATATACTATTTTCGAAGTAGAACCCTTATAATATAACTTGGAGTTATTATGAATACAAAAAAGAAGATTACACCAATGGCTTTGCCAAAGGTGCCTGCATTGCCTAAAGTGCCAACAACACTAACACCCCCAGCAAATCCAAACGAAAATAAATTGGAAGTTAAATTAGATGATTTGCGAAAAGAAAAACTCTTCATAGCAACCCCTTGTTATGGTGGAATGTTGACAGAAGCATATTTCCGCTCAACAATTAGATTGTTAACATTCTGCAACCAACATCAAATCCCCGTGGCATTTGGTACTATTGCAAATGAATCATTAGTAACAAGAGCACGTAATGTACTTGTTGCTTATTTCCTACAAAGCGATTTTACTCGCTTAATGTTTATTGATGCAGACATTGAATTCCAAGTTGAGGATGTAATTAAATTAATTGCACACAATAAGGAAGTAGCAGTTGGTGCTTATCCTAAGAAGGGTGTAAATTGGCAGCGTATTCGCGAGTCAGTTAGACTGAAGGATGAAGGATATTCAGATCAACAGATCGCTTCTTTCGGTAGTGACTATGCTATCAACTTTAAATTCTTAAATCGCGATACTAAACAAATTGCTATTGAGAATGGTTTAATTCGGTTACACGATGGTGCTACAGGCTTTATGATGATTAAGCGTGAAGTTATCGATAAAATGATTGTACATTATCCTGAGCTTAAGTATAACAACGATTTAAATACTCCCCCAGAGTTGAATCCTCACTTCTATGCATTCTTTGATACTATGATTGATCCGAAGGACAAGCGGTATTTGTCTGAAGATTATACCTTCTCACGCAGATGGCAAGATATGGGCGGCGAAATTTGGCTTGACCCATCTATCAGCTTGAACCACTATGGTTCATTCAACTTCCAAGGCAATCCTCAGCAAATTATCCAAGTCGGTTAATTGAAGGCATTATATTATGAAATTAACTGAGTTGCAAGATACTTGGGAAGCGGATTGTAAAATCAATGAATTGAATTTGGGTCAGGAGTCTATAAAAACTCCTAACCTTCATGCAAAATATTTGAATCTACTTTCCTCTACACGCCTTAATCTTCGTAAAACTGAATCTGATTATTTAAATTGCCGACGCAAAAAGTATCGGTATTATAGAGGTGAGATGACACAAGCAGAATTAGAAGAGGAGAATTGGAGCCAATGGCAAGGTAATAAACCTCTTAAAAATGAAATGGATGAGTTTTTAACTGTAGATGCAGATTTGGTTATCCTGCAAGATAAAGTAGAATATTTTAAAACAGTATTATATCAGTTAGAACAAATTATTCGTTCCATCAATAGTAGAGGTTGGGATATTAAAAATGCTATTGAATGGCAGAAGTTTACTAATGGCATGATGTAATGGCAGATATAGTATTATCGAAAAAAGATGAAGTTTATCTTAGAGTAAAATGTGAACCTTCTCTTGGACAGGAATTAAATGATCATTTTTCATTTGATGTACCCGGAGCAAAGTTTCATCCCCTCTATAAGTCTCGTATGTGGGACGGCAAGGTTCGTCTATATTCTATGTTCACGCAGGAACTGTATGTTGGATTAAAAGAATATCTAGAAAGATTCTGTGACGAAAGAGATTATACTATAGATTACAGTAATTATGTACAGGAATGCGATGCCGTAACTTACGATATTGTTAGAAAATTTTGTGAAGATTTAAATATAGGCTCAAAGGGAAAGCCTATAGAAATTCGAGATTACCAAGTAGATGCAGTTTTTCAATCTATTAAAGATGGAAGACGCCTTTTGCTATCTCCCACTGGTTCAGGAAAATCCCTTATAATCTATTGTCTTATTCGTTGGCACGAAAGATACAGTAGACGACAATTAATCCTTGTACCTACAACCTCCCTCGTAGAACAAATGTATTCGGATTTCCAAGATTATTCTTGTTTGAATAATTGGAAAACATCTGAGCATTGCCATCGTATTTACGGAGGTCACGAAAAATCCAATGAATATGATGTTGTTATTAGTACATGGCAATCGTTATATAAACTACCCAAACCTTTCTTTAAAGATTTTAAAGTAATTTATGGGGACGAGGCACATAATTTTAAAGCCAAGTCTTTAACAAGTATTCTAAATAAATGTACTACATCACCCTATAGAATTGGTACTACTGGAACATTGGATGGAACCAAAACACATAAGTTAGTTCTTGAAGGACTATTTGGTGCGGTATACAAAGTTACCACAACTAAGAAACTTATTTCGGATAACCAGTTGGCAAATCTTGAGATTTATAATATAATATTAGAATACAGCGACGAATTGAGAAAAGGAATAAAGGGCAAGTCATATCAAGATGAGATGGATTTTATAGTTCAGCATGAACCAAGAAATAAATTTATACGTAATCTTGCGTTAAAGCAGACGGGTAATACTTTAGTATTATTCCAATATGTTGAAAAGCACGGCAAACCATTATATGAGATGATTAAGGAAAAAGCGGAAAATAGAAAAGTCTTTTTTGTATTCGGTGGAACAGATACAGAACAACGCGAGGATATCCGTAGAATTACAGAACTAGAACCTGATGCTATTATTGTTGCTAGCTATGGAACATTCTCTACAGGAATAAATATTAAAAATCTACATAATATTATTTTTGCATCTCCGTCAAAATCTAGAATTAGAAATTTACAATCTATAGGTAGAGGTTTGAGAACAAGCGAAACTAAAACATCATGTAACCTTTATGATATTGCGGATGACCTAACATGGAAAAGTAAAAAGAATTATACTTTACTCCATATGGTTGAACGGATTAAAATATACAATGATGAGCATTTCAACTACAAATTAGTAAAGGTAAAAATATAATGGAAGATCTTTACTACAAATATTTAAAATTATCTTCAGGTGATAATATCATTTGTATGACAACAGATAATTGTGAGGATATTTACGATAGAAAGATTATACAAGTAACCCAGCCTGTTATCTTATCTGCAATACGTATGCCTTCTTCTAGGGGCGTAGTGGAATCGTATATTATGTATCCATTATTTAGTTTTTCTGGTGAGGAAGTTTATACAATTCCAACAAGTCAAATTGTGCTTGTAATAAACATAAAAGAAAATTTAAAAAATAATTATTTAACTTATCTATCTGAACGGGACAAGGAAGAAGACTTACTTATTCCGGACGATGATGAGGATGTTATTGAAACAGGTGAAGAAACGATTGAAGAATTTTTAAATAGATTAGGAGATGAAACAAATGAAGACAAAGAAACTGAAGAATACGGAGAAGGAATCATTATTGGTCGAGTCGGTAGAAATACAAAAAGACTCCACTGAGATTCCTCAAACCTCACATTACGTAGATAATAAAAAATTCTTAGCTGCACTTATAGATTACAAAACTAGTATAGATGCTGCAAAGGAAAAGAATGAACAGATTCCCCAAGTACCAAGGTACATAGGCGAATGTTTTATTAAAATTGCTACGCACTTATCATATAAATCAAATTTTATTAATTATACATTTAAAGATGATATGGTTTCTGATGGTATAGAAAATTGTTTGACGGCTGCCACAAAATTTGACCCAGCAAAATCATCTAATCCGTTTGCATATTATACGCAAATTATTTACTTTGCCTTTATCCGCAGAATCCAAAAAGAAAAAAAGCATCAGGCAACTAAATATAAAATTATTGAAAATTTAGATTTAGATTCGATTATTCAAAATAGTGATGATTCAGAAACAAGTAGGCAACTTGTGGATTATTTGAAAAAACAATTGGACAATATAGATCCCGAAAGACGGGAAACCCCCTCAGAAACGAAAACAAGAAAAAAGAAATTGGTAGAAAAAGATAATTCTTTTATTGACATGATTGACTAAATATTATATAATAGACAATATTAACAACTAAATACTTTATATTATGAATGATTCTAAAAAAGAAGTTATGCTTATTCTTCAAGAAGAATGTGCAGAAGTAACACAAGCAATTTCAAAATGTTTACGCTTTGGAATAGATGGTGAATATAATGGTGCTACCAATCGACAACGATTGACTGAAGAAATTGGTGATCTTATAGCAATGATTGAACTATGCTACGATAATGGTATTGTAGATTATCTACAAGTCAAAGAAGCGCAACATAGAAAATTTGATAAACTTAGGGAATGGTCTACAATATATGAGCAAGCTGAAAATATCTGAACTATTTTATAGTATACAGGGCGAGGGTCGTTATATGGGCGTACCCTCTGTTTTTTTGAGAACATTCGGTTGCAACTTTAAATGTGATGGCTTTGGAATGTCCAAGGGAGAAAAAAGTGTTGAGCGTTTTGCGGTGGACGGAGAAAAGTTTAAATCTTATAAATCACTACCACTTGTATCTACTGGATGTGATAGTTATGCGAGTTGGGATCCACGCTTCAAACATCTCAGTCCTGTTCTCGACACCAATACTATTGTTGATACTATTACCGATTTACTCCCTCATGGTCGTTGGAAAGATGAGCATTTGGTTATCACGGGTGGTGAACCGCTACTAGGTTGGCAACGTGCTTATCCCGATTTATTATCACATGATAATATGCGTGGCTTACAAGAAATAACATTTGAAACTAATGGTACACAGTTGTTAGAATCTGAATTAGTTACTTTCTTAAATGATTGGAAGAAGCATCGTTTCCTACATTGTCTGACGTTTAGTGTTAGTCCTAAACTAAGTATCAGTGGTGAGAGTTGGGAAGATGCTATTTGCTCTGATGTTGTTCAACAATATTACAATACTGGCTTTACTTATTTGAAGTTTGTGATAGCAACTAAAGAAGATGCAGAAGAAGCGGAACAAGCAGTAAATGAATATAGTAAAAAGGGTTTTAAAGGTCCTGTATATCTTATGCCGTGTGGCGGTGTTCCAGAACTTTATAATCTTAATAACAGAACAGTTGCAGAATTGGCAATGAAAAAAGGCTGGCGATATAGTGACAGACTACAAGTCCCATTGTTCAAAAACGAATGGGGAACATAAATGAAAATATTAACAAAAAGGAAATAGTATGAATGCACATAACGATATCAAAACAAGCTTAGCATCTTATGAGACTGAGAATGAAAAATTTACCAAAGGCAATAGTGCTGCAGGAACCCGTGCTCGTAAGGCATTAGCAGAATTGTCCAAAGCTGTCAAAGCCCGTCGTAATGAGATTACCGAAGAGAAAAATACTCGTGCTGAGGCTAAAGCAAAGGCATAAATAATAATGTTACACAAAGGTAACAAAATTCAATTATCATATCCGTGTAAGGAAGGATTCAAAAATGTCATACAACAAAACAAAAACTGAC